CGCTTCGCAGTCCTGCGTCATCACGGTGGAGCATACGGACGGCACGACTGCGGTCGAGATGATTTCCGTGACCCTGCTTGCCGGGGAAAACATGGTTCTAGGCGAAGATGGGCGCTGGACGCACTACGACGCCAACGGGGCGGTATATCCGCCCGCTGGCAAGGGGGCCTATGACGGCTATCCCGTGGTGTTCATGAAGACCGGCACGGCGGCGGATACCATCGGCTACTGGTACTGCACCAGCAAGGACGCGGGCTTTCCGGGGGCATGGGCACCGGGCACGCCGGGGATCAATGGACGGGCCACGGACGGGACCACTTCGACGGACAACGGCTGCATCCCGGTCAAGAACCCCGCGACGGGCGCGAACTACCTGACCGAAGTGACGATGGGCGCGAGTGTCAATCATTCGCACCTGTTCTTCGATGTGCTTTGGGTCAACTCCGGGATTGCGGTCACCACCACCACGGCGCAGGCAATCACGACACCAACGCTTCCGGCAAGGGACATCAACGGCACGACTAACGGCGAAGGCTGCATGATTGCCATGCTGACCACGACCGCGAACACCAACGCGGCGGCGATCAGCAACAGCACGGTCAGTTACACAAATTCGGACGGAACATCTGGCAGAACGGCCACGCTGACGGCCATCGCCGGGTCGCAAATCCCGGTGACCCCGGTCATTGGCACGATTGTCTGGTTCAATCTTCAGGCGGGGGACAAGGGCGTCCGGTCAATCCAGTCAATCACGCTTGCCACGTCGCTGGGGGGCGGGGCGGTTTCGCTGATGATCTGCCGCGACTTGGCGAATATCGGCACTTCATTGGTGAACGTCCAATTCACCCGGAAACTGAGTGAGCCGGGCGTCCGGCTCTATAACGGAACCTGCATGCTGCATTGCATTCTGGCTTCGGCTGTGACGGCAACATTTTTCAACGGCGAAGTTGTCATACAGGAGAAATGACGTGAAGAAATCCCCAGTCTCCGACCGTTTCGCCGTCGCGGCCAAGAAGGGCTACGACACCGGCAAGCCGTCGAAAGGCACCACACCGCCGCCCAAGCCGACCGTCAAGGCGCGGCCAACCGGCGGACTGAAGCCGAGCGGGGCAAAAGCCTCGGTGACGTGGAAATTCTGATGACCCCATACGAACGCAAGGCCCTCGCCGAACAGATCACGGCGAACCCGCTATACCACGAGATCCTTGACGGCATGGAAAGCGGCGCGATTGAAGCGCTGGTCAATGCCTCGGACGAGAAATCACGCCTGGAGCGCCAACTGAAGGTCCAGGCGATACGCCAATTTAGGTCGGACTTGGGCGAATGCCTAAACACCCGCGAGCCTAAATCCGCGCCCGCATAAGCGACGCGGCACCAGCCAAGAGGCACATATGGACGACGAAAACGACACCCTGCCATCTGGCGGGACCGAGAACGTCACACCCGAGAGCGATACCGCTGAAGACTGGGACTACTTCGAACCTGAACAGGAAACCGAAGAAAGCCCGGAACCCGAAGCGACCGATGAAGGGGCTGAAGAACCCGCCGAAACCGAAGAACCCGAGCCGGAAGCGCCCGCGCAGATCAGCCTCCCCGATGGGACGCAGATCACGCTGGACGAAGCCATCAAGGGATACCAACGGCAGGCGGATTACTCGCGGAAGACGCTGGAAGTGTCGCAAAAGCGGCAAGCGTTGGAAGCTGACCTCCAAGTCATCTCAGGCATCACGGAAACCTTCATTGACCATCTGAGCAAGATGGTTCCCCCGGCCCCCGACCCGGCCTTGGCGATGCGCGACCCCAACGCCTACATCCGTGCGAAGACCATGCACGATACGGCAATGGCGAAAGTGCAAGACTTGATCGAACTCGGCAAGAAACCGAAGGAGATCGCAGGCAATCTGGACAAGTTGGACAAGGAAGCAGCCGTCGCGCAGGAAAACCTGCGTTTGGCGGAGCGCTTCCCCGATGTGGTCAAGCCCGAGGGGCGCAAGAAGTTCTTCGAAGGCGCTGCGGTTGCGGCGCAAGAGGCGGGCTTCACGATGGACGATCTGCAGGGGGTCACTGACCACCGGCTGTTTGTCCTGGCGCACTGGGCGAACGTGGGAATGAAGGCTGCAAAGGCACGGGAAAACGCAAAGGCGAAAGTCGCCAATGTGCCCCCGGCAACGCCCCGGAAACCGGGCCAGCCAGCGCAGACCAGCCGGAATGTCGAGGCTACGCAGAGGTTCAAGAAGGCCCCGACCCTACGCAATGCCGTTGCGGCGTGGAGCGGGGACTGAACCCCAACCCTCATCGAAGGAGATAGCCAATGGCTGTCGTTGCCAACACGTTCCAGTCCACCTCGGCGAAGGTGAACCGGGAAGAACTCTCAGGCGTTATCAACCGCATCACCCCCGAAGACACCCCCATCTACTCCCTGATCGACAAGGAGAGTTTCGAGACGACCCACTCCGAATGGGCGGTCGATGATCTGGCCGCCCCGGCGGCGAACATCCAGCTTGAAGGTGACGAATACACCTTCGGCGCGACCACCCCGGCAGTGCGGTATGGTGCCTACACGCAGATCATGCGCAAGGAAGGCATCATCTCCGGCACCCAGGACGCGACGAACAACGTCGGCGTGGAGCAGGTCAAGTATCAGAAGCTCAAGAAGGGTGTGGAACTCCGCAAGGACGTGGAGTTCGCCATCGTCACGGCGCAGGCCCAGACGGCGGGTGCGACGCGCCAGATGGGGTCGCTTTCGTCCTGGCTGCAAACCAACGTGTCGCGCGGCGGCGGCGGTGCGAACGGCGGATACAACAGCGGCACGGGCCTGACTGCGGTTCCGACCAACGGCACCCAGCGCGCCTTCACCAAGACGCTGCTGGATACCGTCATGCAGCAGGGCTACACCTCGGGGGCGAACTTCCGCCACCTCGTCGTGTCGCCTTACGTGAAGTCGGTTTTCGTGACCTTCATGTCGGACACGAACGTCGCTTCGTTCCGCTATGCGGCCTCGAACGGCGACAACAACTCCATCATCGCCAACGCGGACGTCTACGAAGGTCCGTTCGGCAAGGTGATGGTGCATCCGAACCGCGTGATGTCTGGTTCGGCCGGCCTGGCCCGCAACGCCTTCCTGATCGACACGGAACACCTCGCCTTCGGCTGGTTCCGCAAGATCAAGGAAGACAAGGACGTGGCGAAGACCGGCGACGCGCAGAAGTTCGTCCTGATCGGCGAAGGAGCTCTGAAGCCGAAGAACGAGAAGGGCCTTGGTGTCGTCGCCGACGTCTTCGGGCTGACGGCTTCGACCTGATGACAACCTGGCGGGGCTGTAATGGCCCCGCCTTTTCCAGAGAGGGAACCCAATGGCTGACAAGATGGTGAAGGCCCGCGTTCTGCGGGATTTCTGGCCGACCGAAAATGAACTGGACCGCGTCCGCGCCGGGGCCGAAGTGGAAGTCACGATGGAAACGCTCCTGGACGGCCTTGAGAAGGGCATCCTTGAGCGGGTCAAGGACGAGAAATGATCATCCGCGACGGGGAATGGACGCTGGCGGACAGCGACCTGAAGCTGAAGCGCTTCGTTTGGGCGCGGCAGAACCCCGACGGGACGACAACGTATCGCACCGACTACCACGCGGACGATACCGTGGAAGCCAACCGCGACATGCGGAACGCGGCTTCCAAGGGGTGGCAAGGCGACTGGCACAAGGTCGCCTCGATCCCGCTGAACGTCTATTACGACCAGTTGCATGAGGCGGTCATGCAGGACGACATGCGGCATGTGTCGCGGTTCCTGAACGATGCCGACAACCGCGCATGGCGGACGAAAGAGGGGCGCGTCTGATGGCTTTCGCCGACCTTCTGGACTTGCAAACCGCCGTGATCGAGCGGGTGAAGACTGTCGGGATTACCGACGTGTTTCCCCAGCTTGTTCGCTTGGCGGAATCGGATTTCAACCGGCGTCTACGCTGTGCGGAGCAGGTGACCACGGACACCGTGACGATCACCAGCGGAACCGCTGCCTTGCCGACCGATCTGCAGGAAATCATCGGCGTTTACGACACGTCAGGCTTGGAATACATCGGCCAACCCCTGCAGGCGCTGAAGCAGGTCCAGACGCGCGGATATTACGCGATTTCCGGCACCAATATCATCGCCCGGAACGACGAAGACCTGACC